GCTTCAGACCATTCGGAACATCAGTCGTCAGGAACCAAGCATCCGGGTCGGTCAACCAGTGGTTTACAGTGTAACCCTCGGGGATCGAACCGTTGCTCTTCAGAGCGTTGATGTCGTTATCAGCCGTAGCAACACGCAGTTCGGTCTCAAGAATACGAGTCGCAACGAACATGTTCGACGGAGCAATAACGAGTTTACGCGGCTTTGCAGCAATCAGCAGACCACGCTCATCCGTCCAAGCGGCGATCTGAATAACAGCAGCCTCAAGGGCGGCTTCAGACAGGTCCGAAGGAGTGGAAGGAATGTTGCTGTTGGTGCCACCAGAGACTAGCGGATGGTTGTTAGCGAACAGAGGAACGCCATCACCACCAGTGTAGTCGGAGTCAAAGCCGTTGTTCAGGATAGAAGCGGCCTTAACTTCTTTGGTGTAAGCCATAGCACGAGCCAGAGCCTTGGTATACCGGCTGGACAGAGAGTCATAGAGGTTGTCCTCAATTGCCTCTTCCGTCAGCGAGAAGCCCAGAGCAATGGTTTCGTGGTTATAGCGAGCAGTCCATGCCTCTTGACCGTTGTCATAAGCGATGGCAGAGCCCTCGTTCTTGACAGGTGCGGCTGAGAAGCCAGACAGTTTGGTCTCTTCTTCAAAGGAGCGCTCAGAGGTCTCGGTATCGAAAATCTCTTTATGCTCTTGACCATAGCGAGCATACTCCATGCCGAACAGAGCGTTCAGGCCGGGGAGGAGTTCCTTCAGTAGTTGTGCGCGTGAAATAGCCATTTAGAATCTCCTTATACACCAGTAGAGTTGTAGTAACGGTGGATTCCAAAGTTCCACTTCACGATGACTTCCGTGTAAGAACCGGGGTAGCCTGCAATTGCTGTCTCAGGCACAACGTCAACAATCCGCAAGGGAAGAGCATCAGTCGTGTTAGAGGCATTATTTACTGCAACCCGTGAATCTCCAGTGGCTGTAGAACCGGGGTTCTGAACCAGAGCAGCGTTACGGTTTACATCAGTACGGTTCAAGTAACTGATGGTGGTAGTGCCAGTAGCACACACTGCAGCCTTAAACAAAGCATCCGGATCGTCCTGCACGTATGCAGTCATCGTGGTGTTTGAAAGGCCACCGGGGTAATACTGACGGAAGGTCAGACCATAGGTCGGATCGACGTAGGTGCAACCAAGGAAAACACCAACAACAGCGCCAGCGTCTGTGGTAGCCATCTTCCGGATCGTGCCATCAGTGGTCAGGTTGACAACGTCGCCATAGAAAATAGCGGTTGTTTCACCAGTCTGAATGGGGATCTGACGAGTAGCACCAGCAAACACCTGACCGCCGATCAAATTGATCGGAATTAGCCCGTAAGGGCCTGATACGGTGGGATATGCCATTTTAACCTCGTTAAAAGTTATTTACCTTTACCGAACGAAGTTGTAGACCGTCTCTCTTTAAAGAGAGGCATACGACTATCGTTCTCTCTCATGAACGTGTTATCTACGGCTTCCACATTGTCTCTGGATTTCTTCGCGTAATACGCCTTGCGTTGCTCCATGAACTCAGTAGGAATCTTGCAGAGTAACAGTCCGGCGATCTCAATGTTGTCCTTAAAACGACTATTGGGATCAGTCAACAATTGGAACTTGGGTTGTTCTTCAATACGGACAGGCTCCCAACCCTCACGGAGTTTGGAAGTGATATTTTTACTATCTGCCTCTCCTCCTGCAGAAACACGTACCCACCGATATGAGTATCCGGGTTGTTTGTCCGGCTCAGGCAGCACCGATGCGGGTTGCCATGATTTAGGACGCTCGATCTCAGATCGGGTTTCAAGTTCGCGTGCAAGTCTGTTTTCAGCCATTTTGGTTCTCCAATTTTGCAAATTCCCTTGCATATTGCTCGGGGGTTAATCCAAGTTTCTTAGCAATAGCAACTTGCGATTGCTTAAGCACGATCTTTTTGGAGGATGTGCTTCTGGATGCCGGAGCAACCACTGTGGCGGCTGGTTTTTCAGTGCGCGTAACGGGCTTGCCGCCCCCGTTAGTCGTTTTAATTTCTTCATCTCCCCAGTCATAGTCTGGGAAGCGCCTACGCATAGTCTCATCAACTTTACGCCAATATTCATCCGTATTTACATAACCAGCACCAAATTCCCGCTCTAGTTTTTGATGGTAACCAAGGGCCAGAGCCGTCATTTCTGGATCTGTGCCCCACCACGGATTTTTACCAATCCATGCACTGGTTTTCTCATCTAAACGAGGAGTTTGTGGTGCAATTAAGTTGCTTTGTACTTCAGTTTCGGGTTGCTGTAAAGGGGTAGGGGTAAATTTATCGGCTTGGGCAGCACGAAGGGTAGCAGCAGCCAGTTTTTCCTGTGCTTCTGCAATCTTCTCAGCATCCCCCTCTTGGTACGCATCGCGTACTTCATTTTTTGCCGACTTAAGCGCCCTTTCAGCCGCTTCCTTCATGGTCTCTGCCAGCGCAGTTTCCCGCTCGTTTACTGTACCACGAAGAGATTTATTTTCCTCTATTAGTTTCTGTGCGAGTGCTAGAACCTCCTGCTGCTCCCGCAACGCACGTTCTTTCTCCCGCCGCTCGTCATGCCAGACTTTCTTCATCTGCATGAGTCGAGTCTTGACCTTTTCGGAGTAATCCTCCAGTTCATCGGCCTCTAACTCATCGACGATTTTCTTAGGTAAAGGGGTCCGATTGCGGTCCTCTTCCGGGGTGTCGTCTATTACCTCGACATCGTCGTCTTTAGCCTCGGGTTCGGGTTTACCCTTAGTTTGCTGCTTTGCAGCATCAATCTGGTCTTGACGAATTTGCTCGGGGCTACGGCGATCTACCTCTGGTGCCGCAACCTCATTCTCGATCTCAAATTCAAACTCTTCCTGCTTTTGTGCTTCAGCCATTTCCTACTCCTTATCTGCGGCTAATTCCACGGGGGTCTTCAACTACACCCTCGACGGAATCGTCGTTAATGATCCGAAACTCACGACCATGAATCTTGAGCCTCGTACCTGCGTGGGGGCGCACGAGAATAAAGTCCCCTTCCTTACACCACGGCCCTGACGGGAAGCGGCTAGGATCTTTGTAGCAATCTGGTCCCATCTTCATCACGAATAAAACCGTGGTCAGAAGTTCTTCATGTTGAAGAGTTAAATCTGATTTAAGAATGCCACCATCATAAGTCTCTTCAATCTCAGGGATTGCACACAAAATGCGATACCCCGATGGGTCCGGCAACTGCTTGGCTTTGCGTTCGTCTGTGTCTGGCAGAGTACTTACTTCACCGTCTTCTGTAGCGATGGCGAGTTCACTCATCGTCTTTTTCCATCCTTTCTGATGTTTCAATAAGAATATTGTTTGCTATTAGCAATCCACGATAAATACCGCATGCGTACTTGTAATCGCCAAAATCTTTGGCTTGTCCAAGCACGGTATCAGTTTCAATCACCTTCATCTCCTCTTGTATCTTGCTTGAAAGATACTTGAGTAGGTCACTGTTCATTTATTCTCCTTTTTTTCGGGTTTACTCATAACTGCTCGCTTTTCAGCGATCTGCGAACCAAGTCGAACGCCTTCCAACTCCATCTTGGCTTCCAACTCAGCACGATCTTTTGCGGTCTTAGCCCCAACCTGCATTCCTGCAATCTCCTTCTGGGACTCAATCCGTTCACGTTCAATATCCAACCGATCAGCCTTTTCTGCCGCTTGGATAGCCATTTGCTTCTCTTTAAGTTCAAGTTCCCTAGCCTTGAGTTGCAACTCTTGTTGTTGCATCTGGACCAGCGGATCTTGTGCAGTCTGTTGAGCCTGCTGCTGGGCTGCTTGGGCTTGGTTAGCCTGCAGAAGTTTTTGTGCTCCTGCTGCTGCCAGACGAGAGACCTGCACTTCCATCTCTTCTGACATCTCGGCGTTAGGCTCCGGATAAGGTACACCCAGTTGCTCTTCGATCTGCCGACGATATTCAAAGGCAATATGCTCTTGAATGTGAGCAGCCATAGCACCCATGATTTGGTTAGCCATCGGGCTTTGCCCAACCATCTGCTGGATCTTAGGATCTTGAATTGCAGCCATGTGGACCGTGATATGAGCCTGATGGTCCTGATAGATGAACGCCTTAACTGGCTTGCTATTAAGCACATCCATGTTCTCGGAGACCGGATCGCGGGGCTTCTGGTCATCAGACATCGGCACTAACTTGCTGGCGTTTTTAACCCCAAGCACATCCAACATCTGACGATGCAGGTATGGCAGGTCATATAACTGAGGGGCTTGTTGAGCCAACTGCATGACTGCTTGGTACTGGACCACCTTTTGCGACATGGTTGCCGCATTAGGATCGCTGACAGGGATAACATCTACCTGATCGTAGTCAGACTGTTTGGCGCGAGGCGTGCCATCTTCTGGCTCGTAGGAATACTCCTCGGGGGTGTAGTCACGGATGATCTCTTTCAGGAGCCTAAACTCCTGCTTCATCGCATAGTGAATGCGAGCCTGCACAGCCGACATCACCTTTAACGTACGCTCTAAAATAGCGAGCGTTGTCCCTACAGGGGACTGAGCACTCATGTCGGATACCTTCAGATCCGCTGCACTAGCGAACCTACGACCTTCTTCAACTATGGTGCCCAGTAACTGATACAACACCTGCGACGGCTCCTTATACGGGAGCGTCATGATGTTGTCTTTAATAGTGCCGCTTGGTACGTCTACGTCCCTGAACTCCGCTGGCGAAATGGGAGTATCGTCGCCTTTGACTCGGAGGCCCTTGGTCTTAAATCCACCGGGAAGGTTAGAGAGCGTACCAGCATCGACCAGTTGGCGGATAAGAGAAGTGCCTGACTTAGCAAAAGCGCCAATGAGGTGAATGAGGCCGAAGCAATAGAAGCCAAAACCGGGGATGTAGCCGTAGTGAACAAAGTGGTTTCGTTTTTGGTAGGTTTCATCTTCAGGATGCCAGTTACGGCGGATGGCTAGGATTGTCTTTGTTTGCTTTTCAACAGTGACGATGTAAGGCACAGCAATACCCGTTGCCTCACCTTTGTCATCTTTGCTGCCGTAGGGGTCGTCTGGGAGGTCCAGATCAACGTGCATCTCAAGGATCTTGTACCGCTCATCGCTTGAGGCACGGAAGCCCATCTTCTCAGCAATCTTCTTCTCAACCTCATCAAACGTATCCTGTGGGTCAGGTAACTCAATATCTCTATAGAAACCCGCTACTTGCAGTTTTCTCAACTCGTTGGGGGTCTTGCGCATCACATGGGTAACTCGCTCAGCAGTCTGTATGTTTGACGCGCCGTAAGGCACCACGACGTCCTCAGCGGGCACGTACATGGACACCTGCCGCTCAAGGTTTGGATCGTAGTAGACCTTCTTGAATGAGTTACCAGATAGTCCCAGACCCCACAGCATCCGCTCATGCTCAGGCCGATACTCAACCATGACATCAGTCAACTGGTAGTTCATATCGTTCTGCACCCGGATAGATGCTTCTTTTTTCTCAGGCGTTTCTTTGCCTATGATCTGAGTCTTCACCGGCCCCGTGGCTGGGAATGTCTCCATCATTGTCTCGGCTTGGAACTTAACCAAGGCTTCACTAAGCAGCGGGTGATATACACCACATGCCCCGGGCCAAGGCTCGGTTCGGTCCTCAACCTTCATGCCCAGCAGTTCTAGGCCATCGACGTAAGTCTGTATCCAGTCCTTGCGGGATGAGAGATCCTCTTCAAACTCCCCAACCAAGTCACCACATAACTCGGTCAACTGGCCTTCATCCAAAGTTTCAGCAATGTTTGCGTTGAAGTCTTCTTCGTCGATCTCTTTGCTGGGTTCTAACTCAATTTCAAGGCCACCGATGCCAATCTTGACCGATTCCGGATCTTCGATCTCAATCTCCAGATCAGGCTCTGCCAACATCATGTTGTCGCCAATGAGTCCCAACGGGGCTTGATTAACTGCTTTGTCTATTGCCATGATTTATCCTTAGTAATAGCCCTCGAACTTACGCCTAAAGTAGCGGGGCTCGTCTTCTTCATCCAATTCAGCACGCAAATATCCACCCTTGCGGAACCGCATCAACGCAAGGGACACGCTGTCCACATAGTCATCATGCTCCCCCGAGGGGAAGGATGCAACCTCATCAATTACTTCTTCTGCCCATGCAGTGTTGGGTGCCCAGACCCGCCCAGAGGCAAATAAGTCAGACACAGCATTTAATCTACTAATCTTGTCGTTGCCTTTTACCGGAGTAAATTCTTGCACCGGTATACCCATCGCCCGCATCTCGTATATGAGTGGGGCTCCTGATGCTTTTTTCTCAATAATGATTGAGTCCGGCTCGAACTCTTCATACTGGTCCATTGCTTTCTTTTTTAGCGCCGGAAACTCAAGTCTTTCCCTGTAAGCATCAAGCAATATGATGTTTGTCTCAATCTTGCCTGTGTCTGGGTCCTCTTGATAGAACACGCCCCACGTTGTACAGGCTGAATAGTCGCTTCGGTTAGTCTTCTCGAAGGCCGTATCCCATGCTTGGAGCACAAAGTCGCAGTGTGGGGGGTCTTCCTGCTCC